GAGTTATTAGAAAACCATTCTAGTAAAATGATACTATATGTATACGATGCTTTTATATTTGATATAGCTCCAGAAGAAAAAGAGCTATTGAATAAAATTAAAGATTTAATGTCATTCCCTTCTAATCTTAAAGTTGGTAGAGACTATCATACTATGAGGTCTTTGGACCTCTAATTTGATATTTATATAGATAGGAGAATACTGTGAATATAAACTATTTATTAAAAGATTGGGCTTGGAGAGTTAATGATGGTATGCCTGACCCGAAAAATAGAAATCATCTTGAATTACTTGAGGCAACTCTTAGAGCACATAAGTATAATGATGAGTTTATATCTGCATATATTGATAGTATAAAAAATCCACATAGAGATGTCAAGAAATTTCAAGAATTTTGTGTCGAGGTAGGAAAAATTATTAGTGAAAATAATTTACTTACCGAAGCTTCTGTATTTGACAGCAAATATTCTGTTGGAGCTGAATTTATTGCAATTAAAAATACTGATGAACTTTTTGCGAAAGGCGGCGTAACACCACCTAAAGGACCTTTTTTCAAGTCTGCACCTGTTGATAACGCAATCGAGGTTAACATAGGTTCAGGTATAACATTTTATATAAAATCAGGAAAAGATGTATATAAAATTACAGCATCAAAAGCCGCAGCAAAGAAAATGTTCGGTAAAGTTGGTAAAGGTAAGAGTTCTTCAAACGTAAGTTGGAACGAAAAAACACTAGAATCAGCTGCGTGTACAGGATTATATTTTGATGCTATTTCTCACTATAATAAAATAATGAATCCTAATGTGACACTGGCTGACCAGCAAGCCGCAATATCTGCATTTGAAGGTGCGCTAGGAAGTGAGTCTGCAGGAGCTGGCGAGTTAAAAGGTAAGCTCACAGCAATACCAGATTTATTACAAGCACTGCAACTTGCAATAGGCGTACAAAAATTTGCAAAGGCCCACGGATGTACAGGTTGGAATTTTATACATAAAAGTATAAATAAGTTTTATAGTGCAGGATATGGAAATGAAAATTTAGATTCAAAAGGGTTCAAAGACAATACGGCAGATACAATTATCACAAAATCACCACCAGCAACTCTAATTGCAAATATTGCAAAAGACAAGGTTTCGTTTGATAGTAGTGGTAAGTGCACAACTGAATCAGGTGATGAATTTTATCAGATAAGTAATAAGAAATCTGATGGTGGTGCACAGCTAGGTAGAATTGTTGGAAGCTTTAGAGATATGTATGGTACAAAATCACCAGGTGACACTTGGAGACTTCAGCTTACAGCAGAAATGATTAAATACGAAAATTCAAATTTTATTCTTAGCGAAGGTCTAGGAGATTATTTCAAACAAGGATTAAAATTTCTTAAAGATACATTTACAGATTTGATAGTAAAGGCAAAAAATAAAGTTAAAAAATTTAGCGGTGGCGTTGTCAAAAAATTAAGTATGAAAACAACAAAGCCTACACCTAAATTAAATTCGTTTATGAAAAAAAGATTTAATGCCTCCTCAAAACTTATTAAAGAATCTAAAAAGAAATATTCATATAACGCTTATGCTGAAATGTGTTCTAAACTCGCAATGCAAAATAATTACAAAGAAATAGATGAGTTGTTAAATCTTGCAACCGGCGAATGGAGTACGTTGAAAAAAATGTTAGATGCTCCAGATGATGGTATCGATAGAACAAGTGATTCTAAACCGCCTGTTAAAATTAAGATATCGAGTGTCGATCAGGGTATAAAGTACGTGTTAAAACTTATGATAAACGTAATGGGGTATCAACACCTTAACGCTATGTTAAAAAGCTCAAAAGGAAGTATAAAAGAAGTATCAAAAGTATTGGAAGAATTTGTTGAGCTAGAAAAAGAAATGTATTTTGGTAGAACTGAACTACCTTTATTTAAGGTTTATGGAGCAGACCCTAGTGGCAAAGCTTACGAATTTCTTAAAAGCGGCAAAGAATTTAGAGAAGACAGACTAAAAGCTATGACAATGAATGATGCTGTTAAGGACGGCAAATATATACCAGGAGTTGTTGTAGATTCTTCTCTTCAAGAAGACAAAGGTCATTGCTCTATTAAAGCGTGGATACTACATTCAATAACAGAAAAAGGTACACAATATACACAAGTAGACTTTCGTTCAGGCTCAGAATCAACACTTTCATTTTCAGTCAGCGGTGGAAGTGTAATACCTGGAAGAAGAGTATTAGGAAAGATATAATGAAAACTCAATTACTATGCACATTTACAAAGACAAAGCTGTTAACGAAAACAGTAGATAGAATCATACAGGCTTATGATATATTATATAATAAAATATTTGTATTAAATAATGAAGAAAACAGTAATGAATTGATGTGTACATATAATATTGATGCTTCAATAAAAACAGAAATACTTCCAGATACAATATCACTACACAGAAAAAAGCAGACAAATACTTTGTATACTATAAACGCACTTAATGAATGTATTAAAATAGTTAATAATGGTGTATTAGATACATCGTATCAATTAGATTGGGAAAATTATAGAAATAGTATATTGGTTACAAACGACGAAGGTTTACGAAGAATCGACACATCTATAAAAGAAGTCGTACATATAAAAATTAAAAAATAATTGCTGAAAAATTTTTATATCTCGGAAATTTTGCGTATATTTATATATAAATAAAAATTACTTAATAACAAAAGCGCAATAACGAATGAAACAATTGACACTAGCGATAGTATTATTTTTCGCAGGCCAGACACTAATATGGCTACAGACCAATGGACAATTTCTTTGGAAATGGTTTGACAGAAATCCACTAATTTTATCTATATCATTTGGAACGATAATTTCGTATATGTTTATATATGCGACAAAACATGTTGTAGGTCACTTTGATGGATTGTTATGGCCAGGAAGATTTATAGGATTTGGTACAGGTATGATATCATTTGTATTATTAACTTGGTTTTTTATGGGTGAAGGCATAACTACAAAAACTGCAATATCACTTGTATTAGCAACAACTTTGGTATGTATACAAATTTTTTGGAAATAATTTCTCTATGTCAAATAAATTTATTATATTATAGAATATGGCAAAACAATTAGGATACGCATGTATTAACATGCAATTACGCAAACAAGGTATTTATACAGGTCGCTCAATGATTAGGCGTACATTCGATACTAAAGGTCTAGACTATGTATCGGAATTGTGTATAGCAAATACCAAAGACTTAATAAAAATCATACAGTGGAATGAGGATAACAACATCAAAGTTTTTCGTATGTCTAGCGAAATATACCCTTGGATGTCCGAATATGAATTTACAGATTTACCAGGTTATGACGAATTATGTGTACTTCTAAAACAAGCAGGTGACCTTGCTCAAGGTTATGGTCAACGTCTATCATTTCACCCAGGTCAGTTTACGGTACTTGCGTCACCTACACAAAAAACAGTCGAAGGTGCTTGGAACGAACTTGACAAATCTGCACAAATTATGGACCTTATGGGTTTACCACGTACACGTATGGCAAAAATCAATATTCATGTTGGCGGTGCTTATGGAAACAAGGAAACTGCTCTTATTAGGTTTTGCAAAAATTTCGATAAATTATCAGAATCAGCAAAATCTAGGCTAACAGTGGAAAACGACGACAAAGCATCAATGTATTCTGTATTGGATTTATATAATGGTGTATACCAAAACACAGGTATACCTATTGTATTCGACTACCACCATCATAAATTTTGTACCGGTGGTCTTACTGAGGAAGAAGCACTAAAGCTTGCTGCGTCCACGTGGAATGTAAAACCTTGTACTCATTACTCCGAATCACGTAGGCGTGAACAATCATTGATTGTAGAAACATTTCTTAAAAATAGTAACATAACATTAAACGAAATTAGCAAATTTCCTACTATGGAAAAGATGTATAAGGAATGCCAAAAAATTAAAGTACAGGCACACTCGGATTTAATTGTAGACGAAATCAACGACTATGGTTTGGATATCGATGTTGTTGTCGAGGCCAAACACAAGGAATTGGCAATTGAAGGTTATAGAAAAAAATATGAAAAAAAATTAACAAAAGTTTTTTAGATTAAGAAAGTTTTGTTATATTATAGTAATAATTAAAAAACAGGAGAAAACGATGGCAGTATCAATTCAGGAATTGCAATCAATTTTGGAAAATATACAGACTGATGTAGACAAATTCAATAATGGAAATATGTCAGCTGGTACCAGAATTAGAAAAGCAATGCAAGAAATTAAAGGTAAAGCGCAAGACCTAAGAAAAGATGTGCAAGAAATTAAAAATAATAAATAATAATTAAAGGAGAAAACGATGGCAATAGATTTAGATGCAATCAGACGTAAGTTGAACAACTTACAAACACAAACAGGTAGACAAGATACTTTATGGAAGCCTGAACCAGGTAAGCAACAAATTAGAATTGTTCCTTATCAATTTAATAAAGACAATCCATTTCAGGAATTGTACTTTCACTATGACTTAGGAAAGAAAAATTATCTTTCACCTATCACTTATGGTGAGGCAGACCCTGTAGAGGAATTTGCTCAAAAACTTAGAGCTACTGGAAAATCTGATGATTTTCAATTAGCTAAAAAACTTACACCTAAGATGAGAGTTTATGTACCTGTATTAGTTAGAGGTAAAGAATCTGAAGGTGTAAAACTATGGGGATTTGGTAAGCAGGTTTATACAGAATTATTAGGATTCATTGCTGACCCTGACTATGGTGATATCACAGATGTAAAATCAGGTAGAGATGTTTCTGTAGAATTTACTCCAGCTGAAGGAGCAGGACAGTTTCCTAAAACTTCAATTAGAGTAAAGCCTAACCAAACAGCAGCTACAGAAGATTCTAATGTTGCAGAAAAAATCATCAATGGTCAAAAAGATATTTTTGAAATTTTCAGAAAAAATTCTTATGATGACTTAAAAGCTGTATTATCAGAGTGGTTAGACCCTGAAAGCTCTACAGAAGAGAATAAGGAAACTCCAACAGCTACAGCTACAGGTGTAAAATCAACTGAAAATATCGAATCTGCATTTGATGATTTATTTAACGAGTAAGGAGAAAATTTATGGCAAAGGCAAAGAAAACAAATAGAGATGAATTAGCCAGTGTATTAGCTGACTCATTAAACAAGCAGTTTAAGGGAATGAAAGTAGCATACTTTCTTGATGGTGCAGAAGATACACCAACAGACCTAACTGAATGGATAAGTACAGGTTCATCTATTCTTGACCTTGCTATTTCTAATAGGCCAAATGGTGGTTTACCTGTAGGTCGAATTACAGAAATTACTGGAATGGAGGCTTCTGGTAAATCACTATTAGCTGCTCACTTACTTGCCAATACTCAGAAAAAAGGAGGCTTGGCTGTATACATCGATACAGAAAATGCTATGAATGAAGAGTTTTTAAGAGCTATCGGTATTGATATCTCTAAATTACTTTACATCCAACTTGAAACTGTAGAAGATATTTTTGAGGTAATCGAAAATATTATTCTTAAAATTAAAGAAAGTGATAAAGATAGACTTGTATCAATTGCAGTGGATTCTGTTGCGGCAGCAACCACAAAAGTTGAGCAGGCTCAGGATTATGACAAAGAAGGTTGGGCAACATCAAAAGCAATTGTATTATCAAAAGGTATGAGAAAAATTACTCAGCTAATTGGTAGAGAGCGAGTGGCTTTAATCTTTACAAATCAATTAAGACAGAAGCTTGGAGTTATGTTTGGCGACCCTTGGACAACAAGTGGTGGAAAAGCAATACAGTTTCACGCATCATGTAGATTAAGATTAAAAGCAGCTGGTCAAATTAAAGCGAAAATTGCAGGTAAAGAACAAACAATAGGTATTAAAACAAAAGCAGTAGTAGTAAAAAATAGAATGGGTCCACCATTACGTACAGCTGAATTTAACATTTATTTCGAGTCAGGAATTGATGATACAGGAAGTTGGTTACAAGTAATGAAGGATTATAATTTATTGAAACAAGGCGGCTCTTGGTATACTTATAGTTGTGATGTTACAGGTGAAGACATTAAGTTTTTATCTAAGGATTTTGAAACTAAGGTGCTTTCAAATCCTGAAAGAAAAGAAAGTATATATAACAAAATTTGTGAAACAATGGTTATGTCATATAAAACTGATGATATTGGAATTGACGATATCGAAATTGGAGAAGATGACGTACCAGTAGGTTAATAATAATCAATATGCGTGGTGGAAGTAATTGAAAAGCCCAAAAGGCTGATTAGATTCTGGAAGACACCTTCTTGCGGGAAGTAAAATGAGGCAGTAGCGCTGACCCAATGTCCTTAAAGGGTACGAGGACATATAAGGCTTTTTTTAAGTTTTTAGCCTCACAATTGGTACTTGAAAAACTGTTGGTTCGAATCCAACCGCTGATTATTATTTTTTATTAAAAAGGAGAATAAAATGAACGATTTAATTATTAAAGCAATTATTGCAAAAGCAGACGCACAAGAGGCTGCAGCAAAAGCTAACTTGGCAAATTATATGTCAAACTCTGTAGGTGTTGGTGAGCATCCTGGTGTAGTTGAAGAGTGTGAAAAATTAGTAAAACAAATAGCTGAAGCAAGAGAATTAAGAGAAACAGCAGAATCATTATGAAAAAATTATTATTAGTATTATTAGTCTTGCTTGGACTACAAACACAAGCACAGATTACATTATGTGATTCAAACATGACCTACACAACAGGTTCACAATACCAATTTGAAATAGCAATTCCGATAACTGGAAATAGTTTGCCATTCATGGCTCCTATATATGCTGTCACTTATGGTGGTCAAACAATGTTAGGTGAAGATAGTTGTTTCAGCAATGCTTGTTCACATATTGCATTTAATTACAATCCACTTACAGGTATTCCTTATGATACAATTACAACTTGTATTAGTTATACTTTAACAGATTCATTAGGTTATGTTGACACAACTAGTTGTTGTTTCAATCAAGTATGGAATGGTCAGGCTTGGATGAGAATGGCTAACATTGGAGTACCAACTAGTATATCAGAATTAGAAATTACTAGATTAAATGACAATAAAATATACGACTTAATGGGTAGAGAATTATTTTATATACCTACAGGGACATTGTATATCAAAAATAGAAAGTTATATATAAAGCAATAAGGAGAAAAGGTTATGGATATGTATTATTTAGCAAGAGTAAAAGTAGCAACAGATAATGGTAAAA